ATTGCTCATCATCTGAAAATATAAAAGGTATTAATCTTATCTGCTGCCTTATAGATGTGTCCTCAGTTACCGCAGTAAAGTCATGTAGTGCTTGAAAGCCACCACGTTTAGCTACGCCACCTTCTGTTCTTATAAAAAAGTTTTTAACACTTTGAGCAGACGAGTTATAAATTGGAGAATCCGTCCTTGATACCAAAGACGGACTAATTTCACCATATTGAAAATTTGTTATAGGTATTCTAGCCTTTTGCATTTAGCTTCGCCTGTTAGTAATAAACCTTGATGTTACAATCTTACGAGTTGTTTGTTGTTGAGAATCTGTTGACCTTGCCTTAGCCATAAGAAATTCGTATTGATTAGACATTAAGCTAGATAAAGATGTATCTCTTATTAAAGCAGTAGCAAAAACAACAGCCATTGCATATTCTACGCATACAGAAAAATAAGAAGGCCAATCAACCTCACTAGCTCTATAAGTAAAATCTGCTATAAGAACATCAGCAGTATCGGCATCACAAAAAACTTTGTTTCCATAAACATTGTATTCAATCTGAAAATCTCTGACCGTAACAGCGTGAAGAAATAAATAATCAGGAAGCTGATAAGCAGAGTCAAATCTACCAGTAGGTGCTTCACTTAATCTATTTAATACAGCTTGATTTGTTGCAAATCTCCAACGTGTAGCTGTGAGATTAGTTCTGGCAATGTCTTCATACATGTTCCCTGCAATTAGGGCTTCTGTCGTGTCATCGTCGAAAGACGTTATAGGCTCTGCACCAACAAGGATAAGAGCGCGACTACATATATCAATTGCACTATTTGCAGGAGTACTTACCATTGTGAACCTCTATGAAAAGAGGGGGGCTTTCGCCCCCACTCTATTAGTCGCTGTCGGTTACAGTAATAGCTGTACCATCAGCAATATCTACTACCGAACCTGTGTTCGATAATACTAATGATACGCTGAGAGTAGGAGCATCGCTGTCTAGTACAAAAATAGCGTCACCAACATTTAACATGCTAGCAGCGTTATTAAAATAACCAGAAGCGCGAACCGCTGTCATGGCGTCGGTTGAGTCATAAAACCAAAGGCTATGACCACCACCCCCTGCCATACGAGTTAGACCAGATGCGGAAAAAGCCATTTATAAGTCCTCCTCTTAGTTATTGTCTAGGACTTCGTAGATACCGTTATCATCGATAGCTACCGCGCCCATTGACATCATTGATGTTGCTAAGTGAGATACTTTCTCAGCAACATAGTTTACTTCAGTTTGAACATCAGAGTTCACACCAATACCCACAGCACTTGTATGGTAAGCAAAGTTTTTACCACCTGCTACAGCAGACGTTGAGAAGATCTTGAAACCCAAGAACTCTTTCATTGTCATACCGCCTGCAAAGGGTAAGTTTTGCGGACCAACAAAGTCTGATGATGCAAACTCATTGATTGCAAACAAATCAGCGTAACCTGCAGGAGACATCGCAAGATAGCGTTGTCCGTCTTCTGGAACATCTGCTGTACCCATTGTCTCAAACAATGATAGAAGATCTGCTTTTTCTAGAGCAGAGCTAGTATCGTGTATTTGAGTAGAGTTAGCACCTGCATCCATTGCAGTAATGATTAGCTCATCTGTTTTTCTACCAAGAGCAGCAGCAGCAGATTGTGCTACAGCTTGTCGCTCGTTGATATTTGTTTTCAACTCATCAAGCTTGTCGATAAATTCAGCAGCATAGAAGTCACTCATTGATACTTCTACATTGGTGTGTACTAACTCCATAGGAGTTACATTACCGTTGCGAGATTTTGTTGAAGCTGTTCCAGTGCCTATTTTCTGGAATCTTGCAGTTGAACCTGACACATTTGTAGAACGAATAGTATTCCGTAGCTTGGAACCCATACGCTGATACGCCATGTGAACTTCAGTTTCAAACTGCTTTATAAAGGCTTGGTCTATTGTATTAGCCATTTTACAGTCCTAAATTGAGTTTCCGATTGCTACGAGTATCCACTCTTACATATCAATTCGGGTATCCAATAGGGCCGATCAATGCGATATGGGTCGTAATGAATTATTGTAAACATTAATTTTGTTTGGATTGCAACGCACAAATTCAATATATTCTCGATTTTCGCTTGACACGAAATCAATAGGCTCAAACCCCAACAATGCAGCGGTGTGAATCATTGATGTATACTTATAAGATATTTGTGTAGTCATACCTAACTCAGTTTGATCAAAAAAATTTACTAAAGCTTTTCCCATTTTAAATGCTATATATTTATTTTTTCTAATTTTATTAGAAAGCAACGAGAAAAATATAGGAAAGTCTCCTTCTTTTCTAAATGTTAAGCCACTAAGAAATATAAATTCTTTGTTTTTGTTTCTGCATACATAACCCTCAGACATCTCATGAATCGCTAAAACAAAGTTTAAAGGATTTTGCCAACCTAAATGAGACAATTCCTCTAAACTTTCTTTGCATATATTTTCTGTTATTTCAGAAATATGATGTTTTTTCATCGGAGTAATATATGCTCCGTTTTTCTCCATTAGCCTCTTTTCATTTTGTATAAAGCTTTTGGAATCCATCATTTACCTCTTGTATGAAATCATTATTTCTTCGAGCAGGATGCCAGTATCTTTCATCTTGCATCATCTCTCTCAAACCTTGTTCTGTAATTTTACCAGATGGAGTGCTATCGCTTCCCATAGATGGCGATTGCAATTTCTCCATAACAAACTCGAGAACCATTAAACCTTCAGCAGTCTCAGTTAATCTTTCAATAGATTCCATATGCTCTTCTGGGAAAAATTGCTTAGAAAATAAAGCAGCAGCTTCTATTCTAGCATTTGCATTATCGCCAAGTTTTGCCATTTCTTCTTCTACATCAGTAGTAAAAACATCGGCAGCTTTCATTACTTTTTCTAAACCTTCTTCAAATTCAGCCTGACTAAAGCCATAAGTGAAAGAATGATCTGCCCACCATTTAAGAACCTCATCATCTAAAATACTTTCTTCATCTATATGATCGGGAAGAGTGTAATCACCTGCGCTATCTGGCCTGTCTTTATAACTTTCGGATTCTATTTCTTTTAAAACTTCAGCACGAATGTCATCGTCTTTAGTTCCTAGCTTTGACTCAAGCTCTCTATATGCTTTAGCTAAATCCTCACCTGATTTGTATTTCTCAGGAAGCCATTCTGGACGCACCTCTGATGTGTCTTTAAGATCTTCTGCTACTACAAAATCTCTTTGCTCTTGAGGTGGTAGTTCTGTTGTTGCTTCTGTTTCTTGTACTTCTTCATTCATTATTTTTTACCTTATGTGATCTTTGAATATGACGTTCTATTAGACCAACTAAATAACGCTGACCTTCTAAATGACGCAACTCATCAGTAGAAATATTAGGACCACTAACCATTTCTATAGTTACACTACGCAAGTATTTGAGGATCTCTTTACCTGTAGGTTCGGAAAACAAAGAGCCAAAGTTAAGGCTTATTCTATCTTCTTCTGTTTTTTTTCTTGCTATTCCGTCTAAACCAATATGACTATTCTGAGGCAATAGGTGGTCCTTGTTGCTGTTGTTGCATTTGCTGCATCATTGCAACTAACTCTCTACGCTCTTCTCTGTCACGAATCAAGGTGTCAGGTACACCAAATTTCTTAGCAAGATGAATAGCTGTCTCTTCAGAGTCAATTAATATGTTTGTAGTATTCGGGCCAAAGTAAGCATTTACTAACTCTAGGAATCTAGAAACAGAAGTAATATCCTGATTAGATTGTGCTTGCGCTAATGGAGAAACTGAACGTATCTTAACTTCTCGACCATTAACTGTAGGCATTTCTATACGCCCTTGCTTCTTAAGGATATATATTACTCTTTGCAAAACAGGCTGCACTAACTCTGCTTGCAACCTACCAAAAGCAGAACCCATCCTGCGTGATAAATCTGCCATACGTTCTGCAACTTCTGTAGCAGATGCAGGAGTTCTGTCTGGATTTCCTAGCATATCATTGTATAATGCGCGTTTTATATTCAAGCGCATATCGCTCAGAACTATATCAGCGACATCAAATCTTCCTGCCGATTGTATTGGCTGCAATCCACCAGATTGAGGTGACTTAGGTATTATCGTGCCAGGGACTAAATTGATAGTATCTGGGTTGATAATGCCATCATCATCCATCTGGTAAATGCCAGAGATAGCCATCTGTGCATTTTCTAATACTAATTGTATTGTAAGGTTAGTGGTCTTGATTGCGGACAAGGCATTAATCAATGGACCTCTCCCATAAACTTCTCCTGCACACTTAGACCATCTAAAACAAACATAAGGATTAGACCCCACACCTGTAAACTTTTGCTCTTTAATATAAGTCTTAGTAGACATATCTATTACATAAAGCAGGTAGGCTTCTTCATTTCTCTTACTGTAATCTTTGCAAAGAACCTCAAGCAAAGTGCAGTTACCTTCTGGATCTCTGTCTGCTCTTTGCTGTACTTGCGGATCAAGTTTTGCGTCAGGGTAAAGTATTGTTATCTCAGAGTTTCTAATACCTTTTCGTTCTCTAAACACATGATCTATCCTATCGTCAGGGCCAGTATCAAGAACAACATGCGGTAATGGTATTGCTGAGAATACTACAGGATTTATAGCGTCACCTTCATCTACGCAAAGTACACCAGTACCTACCGCCAAATCCATAAAGGCTTCATGTACTTCTTGCGAGAAGTTTGAGTTCTGCAATATTTCAAATACATACTCAGTAATTTTATCAAGATCATTATCTACAAGATCTCTTTCTGACTCTTCTACTTCTGAACCTGCGATAAAATCAGCCCAACGAGCAAAGTTAGGAACTAATCCCGATTGCAACCTCGAAGCAAACTCTTGAACGCCAACCACTGCTGTTTCATCAAAGATTTTATCATCTCTGCGTTGACCTGCTGTTTCATAATAAAAAGACTCACGCTGCGGTAGAGCGTACTCATAACATTCTTCAAAGAGGTCAACAAAGTTTTGCCTATGTGCTTTAGCTTTTTCATATCGTTCTAACTTCTGTTTTGGATCTTGCATTATAAAAACCTACTGTAGTATCCGATTCCACCAGTAGAACCAGTAATTAAAGATCTACGACCTGCGCCTCTGCGTCTACCACTTCCTGCTTGTCGTGTCTGTATATTTAATTCTTTTTCAGCACCAGACAAAACTCTTCTTCCAGAACCAACTTCAGATTTTCTCTCTAACCTCTTTCTAATAAGAGATTGTTTTTGCCTAGCCCTTTTTATTCTTTGTCTTCTTAATTCTTCTTTAGCTAACTTTTCTTGTTCTGACATAGCCGTTTCTGGGCTTGCTTGGTAAATAGATTGCGCAGTTACAGCAGTCTCTCCTACGCTTCCACCAGTAGCGGTCTCTAAATCTGTTACAGAAATAGGTTCTTCTGGGACAACAGGTTCTTCTTCTGGAGTTACTGTTACTGGCCCTAATGTGTCATCTACAACGTCCATAGGTAGTTGGACAGCTTCTCCTTCAGGGGTTACTGTTTCTACTTCTAAAGCATCTTGTTTTTCAGCTTCAGCAGCAGCAGCAGCAGCAGCAGCGGCAGCTTCAGCAGCAGCCCTTTCTGCTGCTTCTCGCCTTTTACGTTTAATTCTTCTTCCAAGACTTTCTTTTCCACGTTGCTTAGAAGGTAATCCAATAGTAGAATTTTGTTTAGGTTTAGATTCTGGCCCTGCTGTTGTTGTTAGTTCTGGAAAGTACCCAGAAGATTTACCATACAGACCTAACTTAGCCTTAGCTTTATCAAATAAACTTGCCATTTTACTTTTCCCTAGACACAATACCTATTGGTAAACACAAATCAAAACAAATATCAACGCACAAAAGAACGGAAGCCCTGTCTGTTAGCCGCACTTTTAGGCCTTCTACTAAATACATCATAGTCTTTTTTAGCTTGTATAACATGTGCAGGTTTCTGATTTGACATCAAAGCTCGTCCCTCTCCTGCACCTAATAACAAATATTGTAACGCATCGTGTATGTGAGAATACATATTCTTATCAGGTTTGTCTGCGTATCTTTCACCACTTACTTCCATACGCTTGTAAGCGTACCCACCTTCAAAACCTTTGATAAGTTGTTGGCATCTTCTGTCCATCAAAAACGCAGGTTTACCCTCAACCATCTTGTTAAGTTGTTGCGCAACTGACTCCAAGCGGAGATCCACCGAATTACTCGGAGCGGGGAAAGCACGTAGACCTGCACCTCTAAGTATGTGGAAAGGGGTAGATTCGTCCGTCTGCGCCCTAAAATCACCTGCTGGATCACCATATATATAGACATCGGAAGCTTCAGAAAACCTAGTAGCAATTTCATTTCTTAGAACCTCTGCAAATCTAACAATACCCATAT